CCAGTTTTAACAACAAGCCGTTGTACTTCATTATTAACAATGTTTTCACCTCTACGGCCCACTAGCAATTTAGCTTGTTTACCCAATGCTTTGAGGGCATCACCACCAAACTTAACAACTTTATCACCAACTACAGCGCCAGCCGCGCCCATAGCCGCGCCGCCCGGTACTCTTTTAGCTCTTTCTACAAAACCACCTTCACCCGTACCAAAACCATAAGCCCCGCCGTATGCAGCGCCTTGTCTAGCTAATTTGCCTAATCTAATACCAGATCCTACTGCACCTAAACCGCCAGTAAAAATCATAGGAAGGGCTGCGCCAGCTCCCTCCATAAACATAGCTTGACCGGGGTTTTGCTGGGCATAATCAGACAATGATTTTCTTGCAGCTGTCAAAACTTCTTCAGATTCTTGGTCAGTTAAACCTGACGCTAGAAATGCCTCAATTTCATCAGAAGTGCCTAAACTTAACCCTTGCAAAAACATTCTAAGCTGAGCGCGGGGTTTTGCTTGTTTGGCAAGCTTATCATAGTTGCCGCGCTTGTTTTTCTTTATGGCTTCTGCGTAAACGTTGCTCATTGCTTAGCCCTTCTTTCAACTTCATTAATAATGTACTGACGAGCTTGGGGATCTCTCATATTTCTCATATTTGGATTATTGACGTATTCACCGCTTTTAATTGCGTTATATAAATTTATTAATTCTGCTTCTGGCATACCTGAATAGGGGTTTTGATACTTTAGCTCGTCATATTGAGCTAAATACTTGTCCATGGCTTCACTAGCAGTCAATTCAGGGTTCATTAAATCAGTGTTAATTTGCCTTAAAGTTTTCATAACTTTAGTCTGAGCCAGCATTTTTCGCTCAAGTTCTTCTATTAAAACATCTTGCGGTAAACCTTGGTCAATGTCAGTATTCATGGCCAAAGTCATTTCGTCTTTAGAAAGCGCTCCGAAAGTTGTCCCGCCAATAACAGCCAAACCTAATCTTGTTTGAGCTTCTCTTAGCTGGTTAGCCGCTTTAGAAATGTTTGGTAAGTATTGCCTTATAACGCCCGTTATTGGTTTTCCATCTGCCTTAGCTTGATAAAGAGCGTCTAAAGCTTCTGAAAAATATGTTAAGTTTTGGGCTGTAGTGCCAATGTTCTGGACTACCTGATCGTTCTTGTCAGCTCTTATTTTTGAGTTTGCTTCTAACTGAATTTTTAAACTTTCTTGGCGTAAATCATAAGCAATAGCATCCTCCCTAGCTTTTTTAATTGCAGCCGGATCCGTGATAATTTGACCGTCAAGGAAGTGTTTTGTTGAACCGTCTTGGAATTGCTGAACAGTATAACCGCTATCATACATTTTTGTTTCAGCTTCAGTTTTGTTTGCTGAATTTGATGTGGTGCTTTGTAGATATTGCTGCATAGCTCCAGCCGCGCCTGTTGCCCCAACTAATTCAAGAGCTTGCTGAGCCTTAGCATCACCCGCTTTAGCTTTAGAGGTTAAAAACTCTAGGGTAGCGTTTTTTTGTTTATCTAGTTTTTTCTGAGCTTTGTTATCTTGAATGTCTTGAGCTGCCATTTCCATCAACGGGCGTAAACCATCAGGATTGCCGCTTAAACTCATCATAGCTAATGCTAAACGGTCACTAGCCTCAGCATCTTCACCCGTTACAGCTTGCTTAAACTTATCGAAACCTCCGCCAACAGTATTGCCTATTAAACCAAATAAGCCCTTTTTATTGCTAACATTATTCGGACCAGGCTGGGTACTTAGTAAGCTATTATTTACAGCATTATTTGTTAGTTTTGGTTGTAAAAGTGATGAAGTGTTTAGGGGCGCAACCATTGATTTTTTCCCTTTTTCTTGAGGTTTTCCAAAAATATGATCCCCTATGGTTTGCCAATTACCACCGCCACTTTTTCCCCATGATGGATTAGAAATATTGGGGTTATAGAAGTGAGTGGCTCCTTTTGTGGGGTCATTATAATTTTGATCTAAAAGTTGGTCAGCTACGGAGTAGGCGGTGTCACTTGCTTGTAAGTTTGCAACATCAACACCTTGCTCCCCGTCAGCATAACCAGTTGTTTTATTCCAAACAGAGAATTGACCGGGCTGTAATATTACATCATGCAAACTATTTGCATAATTTGGGTCCATCATTCTGTTCATAATTACCGAACCAACAGAAAGCATACCTACAGCGCCTTGATTGCCAGCCTCAGCTTGTAAAGTTTTTGCTAATATGTCTCTTGCGTTGAGGTTCATTATCCAAAGATACCCATACCTGGGAAGGCATATTTAAGTGCCCCAAGCGTGCCTAAAATACCAGGATTGTTAGTTGTCATTGTGCTTTGTGGTTTTGGAACAACTCCAAGGGCTGTAAGCGGCATAGTCAGACTATCCGCTGGGGAAGCTGAATAATTAGCAAAATCTGATCTAGCACTGTCAATAAGTTGTTGTTGAAGAGCTTGTTGCAGCAAGCCTTGAGACATGAGATCATTGTTAATAGTTCTACCCGTTTGAAAAGCTTGATTTGCTAAACCGCCTAATTGATTAGCTGCGCCTAATTGGTTGCCTTGTGAAGTATAAACGTTTCCTAGCAATGAATTTGCCAAACCACCCATTTGATTAGCTGCGCCTAATTGTTGGCCTCTAGTGTTTAACACATTGCCTAGTAATGTGTTTGATAACCCTCCAAGCTGATTAGCTGCGCCTAACTGTTGATTTCTTGCAGAAAAGGCATTCCCAAGGGTTTGATTTGCTAACCCACCTAACTGATTTGCAGCTCCTAATCTCGCATTTCTATCACTCATAGCGTTAGCAACCGCTGTATTATAACCCTGCATTCTTATTGGAGCTATTGCATTAGCCGCCATTCTACCGAATTCTGCATTGGTCGTGCCCTCAGCCACACCTTGACGACTCCCGCCATAAGCCCCAGCCGCTTCAGCATCTGCGCCCAATCTATTTATTGCTATTTGCCTTTGTCTCTCTATGTCGTTTTGAATGTTATCAACAACTTCCTGTTGATAGGGGTTATTAAAAGCATCAATGTTTAAATCATCAGAAATTATGTTTGAGGTTGCATCTAAAGATTGGCCTAAACCACTACCAGCCGCATCAGAATAACCAGATTGATTAATAAGACTTGATGTTAAATCTGAAGCCGTCCCAAATGCCTGACCAAAACCACCAGTTGCAGCATCACTATATAATTGTTGATTAATTGGACTTCCCATAGCATTAGATGTTGAACCAAGCGCCTGACCAAAACCTCCAGTTGCAGCATCGCTATATAATTGTTGATTTATTGGACTTCCCAGTAACCCGGTAGTTACACCCATGGAGTTTTGTAAAGCTCCCGCTGAAGCGTTATTTACATTAAAAGGTTGTTGAGGTTGCGGAGATCCAAACTGAGCATTGTAATCACTTAGAGGAATTGGAGAACCACCACCGGGGCCATTCATAGGCATCATTTCAACACCTTCACTATTAAAAAAAGTGCCCCGATTTGTTATATTTGGTGGTTGATTTGTTAAATATGGTGCTTGAGAAACACCGCCACCTTTACCACCTTGACCAGCCATTTAAGCGCTCCTCTTAAATATACCTACACAAAAGAACTGAAAGCTTCTTAGTGTAAAAGTTAAAGCACCCTTCAAAGTGCGTTTCTTGCCTGTTGCAAAATCAATGTATGTTTGAAATTCGTCATAATGCTCTTGAGCCTTGCCCTGAGCTATCTTTCCACGGCCCAAGTGTCTGTAGCCGCGCCTGATAGTTTCACCCCACCAGCGATTATGCAGCTTTCTCATACACCACACTTCAGCTTGCCTTAGTGTCTTGTAGTTGTAAGCTCCTGACGCAACTGCATGAGTAGCAATTACACAACTACCGTCACCTTTAGTTGTAGGTAAATCGCTTTTATCAGTTCCGCGAGTAGGGGGTCTAACACTTGTGCTAACAGTTGTATCTGTGTTTTTAAAACCTTTTGCATTAAATGTCCCAGTTTCAGGATCGTACAAATATCCAGCGGGTTCATTTGCCAGTACAGTTCCAAGACTAGGATTATTAAATTCGTTATTTACGCCGCCTATATCATAAGAAGCATCACCAATACCAAAAGGTTTTGATCCCTTGGCCGCTGCAATTCCTATATTTTGCAAATCACCAGCTATCAAATTTAAGTTGCCGGGAGTTTCACCAAAATAATCAGTAGCCCGGGCATTAGCGTCATATATTTTGTCGCCTACCATTATTTCCTCAACGGGTCTGAAATCTGGAATTCTGTTGTTTGGATCAAGAAACGGTTCATCATCACGCACACCACCGCCTGAGTTTGACAGGCCGGGAGCAACCCCATTGCTAATTGTACTTGGCATCATAGAGCCAGCGCTACCTGTAAATGGATCAATAAAAAAACTATCAATATATGAGGCTTGACCGGGACGATCTAACCTGAAATCTTCCATTGTTTGATTATACAAGGGCAGGGCTGAATATCCCCTTACACCATTAGCAAATGTAGTAGGGGCATCCATCCCACCAGAAATATTTGTTCCTGTAGTTGCGTCTAGTCCATATGAAGAGGCTAAATTGGCTGTATTAGAAAAAGCACTTTCTTGGGCAGGGGTAAATGCTGCAACTGTGGGGCCGTAACTTAAAGGAACTGGACCCGTGCGGCTTACCCGGTCAGCTTGGTTTAGATTTCTTATTGCAGCTTCCTCTAACCATTTTGGTATGGTAGTTTCAACAGACTTCCCGCCTTTACTCATTTTTTAAATCTCCTTAACATAGCTAGAGTGTAGAGGTTTCCAGCCATACTTTGATAAAGGTTTTTTCCAACCAAAACGCCCCGTCATACTTAGAGCGCTGCAACCTTGTCCTTGCGCCCAAGTTATCACACTCTCATGCATTTCCAGAATTTCTGTGAGATCACCCCCGCCTAAAAACACATTTAAAACTTTTTTCTTTGGATAAGTTATTATTTCTGTGACTAAACAACTTTTTTTATTTGGCCAGAGTTGCATGGACCCAGTGTATAGACCCTCATAAATGTCAATTATATCATGCGTGCCACCGCTATATTCTAAAGCGGCCTCAATGTACTTTTTGCACCTCATAAATTCTTCAGTGCCTAATAGGTTGTCAGTGCTATGCGTTTCCAAATTGCTGAACTTCCGTTATGTGAACCAGTGCAAATATAAATATAACTACTATCCCAAGCCACCATTCCCTCAACATCACCAGCCGATCCAACGCTAGAACTAGGAGTTGCTTGCTTCATAGCAACTTGTCTAAACGCTCCATCTGATGAAACCACTGGATAATTGTTTGCATCATCCCAAAGAAATATACCATTATCTGCTGGAATATCCCCTGCGCTTTTAAAAAATAATTTACCTAAGTTTCTTTGCAAAAACAGGTTAAGCTCTCGACCCCACTGCCTTATGTCGTTTCCGATGACTGGAGGCGTGACAGGCATTTAGCGTCTACCCCCTGCTTTAGTTTCTAGCCTCATAGTCCCAACACGCCAACGTGCTAACTGATCCCCCTCAACCCTCATTCTCATTTGCCTACCGCTAAATCTAACTGATGTTGGGTTGCTTGGGTTGAATGGCCCATGTGTTGTTTCTGTATCATTTGGGTGAAATCTTGTTTTAAATTTTAAATTAACATCACCTTGAGTTATTTCATCTGTGATGACTGAAGTAACCTTTGCTATTTGATCCCCTGCACCAATAGATATTGGGCCAGTCTCGCAAAATACAGAACCGCCATCATAATTTAAACCGCTTTCGTGTGAGTAAACAGTTACTGGATCTGTTACAATATTTGCAGTGCCCCCCATGCCCGAATGGTTGGTGCAGTAAAAGTACAAAGTTGGCGCTCCAGAAGCTACTGTTATTTGTGTATATGCTCCTGTTGTGCCAGGAGTTCCCACTACTGTCACACCAGTTGTATATTCAGAACCACCTCCATGCGTACCATTTGAAGTTGTAGAAAAACGGAAAGGGTGGTTACTATTTGAAGCATCAGACTGGTCGAAAATATAAGTATTACCAACTTTCAGACTAATTGTTGGCGCCGAACCAGAATAAGAAGAAATATAGTATTTATTGCCACCATCATTAGCAACAGTTACATTATATGTTATTGTTTCTGAAGCTTCCCCAAGCAAATAAGGTTGCCTAAATACACCCCTAGGGGTTCCACCTGTTCTTGAAAGATTTCCAATCAACCAATGATTTTCTAGCAAATCGTAGGCGACATAACGATCTATCTCTGTGCTATTTCCAGATGGATAAAACCACCATATTTCACTAAATTCTGTATTGCTGAAAGCCCAGATCTTACTTTGTTGGTTTGTATTTAAATCATCGAAAATATAATCGTGTACCTCGCAAGGAAGCTCTTTTACTGTGTTCCCATCAAATCTAAAAAAGCCCCTTTGACCCATCCAAAAAGCGCCCATATCAGTATCTACCGCTGACATTCTTGAAACAGCTCCGCAAGCTGTTCCAACCCTATCAAATCCATAGACATATGGCGTACCAATATATTTTGCACTGTGAGCGTCTAGGTCAGTTATTATAAGCGTTTGGCCTCTAGTTTTAATGCCTTGCATGATTTGCCCTGCGGTTTGCAGTTCTATGTCACCAGCCTCATTTGTAGCCGCTGGTGTCCACAAGGTATTATCTTCCTTGTCGCACCACTGTACTTTTCTAGGGTTTCCCCCTGCGCCTAGAGCAAAAATAAAACGTTCCTCAGTGACAACAAGGCCAAGATTGTTTGACGGTGAATTTGCAATAACAGCCGCTACGTTTGATGGGTTTAGCTGCCACTCTACTAAGTTTCCAGTATCGTAATGAACGCCAACTAAATATTCTCCCCAGTTATCTAATGACCATGATGTTGCTTCTGAATATGTGCCAGTGGATGGTCGGGTTGTGCCATAATAACCTGTTCCGTAAAAACCGCCACCATAACCAAGATTTAACGCAGCATCTTCACGACCAGTAGTCATTGAAGTTGGCGTTATGTCTGATACTGTTCCTGCACCAGTCATCACCTTAAGTTCGTCAAAACTACCCCCTGCAAAATAAGCCGTATTGCTATTTGTTTCCCATGCGTGTGCGCCCCTTATAGGATTTGTGCTAAATCCTGTTTTCTTTTCTTGCCATCCACCTATGGGCCTTAACGAGCCGTCACGCCAACGAACTAAACTACCGTCACGCCATCTATTGCTAGCGTCAAACTCTGTGCCGTTTCTGTAAAATCCAGCTTGTAATTTTAGTGGGACTAAAGGCATATTATTTTCATCCTTATTTCCAACTTGCTGCACACATTGTTATTGTTTGAGCTGTGGTGTCAGTAGTATTTGTATAAGTGTATGTAGTGTTTCCAATTGAAGCATTGGCGTTTATAGCAGAAACGTGAGAAGTCGCACTTTGCATTTGTTTATTAGATACACTGTCCGTATTAGTCCACGTTATAGTTCCATCGTTTGATACGGCAGTTAATACTGTTAATGCATTATACTGTTCATTTACCGTTATACTTGCAACATTATCAGAATTGGTATTTTGTGCTTTTAATGAAGTGTATGGGGTTATACTGGTATGACCTGTTATTTGATAAAAAGACATAGCTGATCTCCCACTCCCTCCAGTCCCTGCAATGGATACAGAGCCACTTAAGCTTGTCTGTATATAATAAATAGCTGTTTGCCACTTAAACTGTGGAACAGTACTAACTGGATGTAAGTCATGGTTTCTTATTGCCAACGTCATGGCAGTACCACCCAAAGTTACTCCAGTATTTTGTGTTATTCCTTGGATACCGGCCAATTCCATACAACCAACTATAAGCTTATTACTACCAGATGGTAATGTTATAGGCCCATTTGGAAATCCATCACCTGTTGTAAATCTTCTTGTTATAAAGGTAGCTGAGGGAGCAGAAGCAGAAGCACCATAATAATCTGAAAATGCAGTGTTGCTGTTATTAGCGCCAATTATAGCTTTTACATCTGTATCACTAACCTTGACCTGAGAACCAGTAGACCCACCAGCCTCAACATGAATTTGGTTAAGAGATATTTGACCGCTAGCGGGCAGCGTCATTTTTTAATTCCTTTATTTCTTCTTTAAGCTCTTTGATGGCTTCAATAAGCAAACCATGTAGCTGATCATATTGAACAGTTTTGTATGTTACGCCATCTTCACCATCAAAAACCAATGTATCGTCCGTAACGGCGCTAGGCAGTACGTTCTGTACTTCTTGGGCAATAACTCCAGCGGATTTTCTGTTATTTTTATTATAAGTAAATGTATAACCATTTAACTTTAAAACTTTATCCAAAGCATTGTCTATTTTTTGAATGTTATGCTTTAGACGTTGATCTGAGACTGTTGTTGAAAAGGCTACTACATCACCGTCAACGTGCAAGTCACCATCATTTTCAAGCCTCATCTCTTCGGCGTTTCCAGTCATAAATTCTATGTGTTGGCTAGCATCGTTGAAATGGATATGTTCGTGAGCATTTCCAACATAAACGTCTGTTGCCGCTGCTAACCTTTGATCTCCTGTTAAAGAAAAAGTCATATCATACGGATCTGAACTAGAACCAGTACTTGTATCCGTCCAAGATACATTAATTCCTGTACCACCAATAAAAAATAATTCTTTATTTTCATTTATTGTAAGTTCAGTAATCCCAGCTTTTAATTTAAAATTATTCATTGTCCCAGCAGAATTAAGTTGGGTTTGGATACTGCTTGTTACCCCGTCTAAATAACCTAATTCAGTAGCAGTAACCGCAGAAACAGCAACTTTTCCAGATCCGCTTGAAATTAACGCTCTGTTTGCGGTTAAATTTTCTGTGTCTATTGTTGTTGCGCCGCCAGTGATTGTGGATTGTTTGGAATTAAGCTGCGTTTGAATAGAACTTGTTACGCCATCTACAAAATTTAATTCGGCTGTGCTTGCTGTTAAACCATCAAGTTTGTCAAATTCTGCTGTTGTAACACCAGTTGCCTTTAAATCTTTTGCGTAGTTTAAATCTGTAAATGTACCAGAAAAACCGTCAAGTTTATTCAATTCTGCGGCAGTAGAGGTGACGTTAGTTCCATTGATTGTTAAGGTGGATAAGTTTGGGGCTATTGTTCCAGTTGTACCATTTACAGCATCCAGAATTGTTGTAAGAGCAAGGTTAGTTATGGACCCCCATTGGTCCTCATTTCCGCCCACGACTGCGGTGGTTATCGTAATAGCCATATTAATCTCCTGATTTAATAAACTTCTAACACGCTAGGCAGCGTTGTCCCAAGTTTCAGTGTTGATTGAAATATCAGTCCAGTTTTCTCCTAATATCGTTTGGCCAGTGTAAATTTTTTCTTCTAAATAAATTTCCATAAAAGGAAATCTTGCTTGCGGAACATTAAATGATCCAGAAGCTATTTCTAAAGATGCAAGTTTGTGATCTTGCCGAATGATTGTTGTGTTAATTGTGGGCGCTGCGCCAACAATATTATTAGAAAGTAAATTGTGAACCTGAGTGATTGCAGAATTTGCTATTGATGGCGCACCGCCAGTTACATCGTTCCCAGCAAGAAAATAAATAATATCTGCATCTGTGTTATCAACCACTGGAACGCCAGTTAAAATTTCTGGGCTGCTTAATGTGTGTACCTGGCTTATACCAGTTGATGGAACAGTAGGATTGCCAAGCGTAATGTTGGAAGTGCTAAACTTATGATCTTCAGTCAGATCAATATTTGGTAAGCTAACTGCGCCTGACGTTACATTATTAGTGGCAATGTCATGTATCTGCGTAACTGTTGTTAAATCAACAACAGGAAACCCAGATATTACATTGTTAGACGCAGGGACATGAATTTGAGTAATGCTAGTTGCTTCAACAGTAGGATTGCCAGAGTTTACGTCTGAAACACTAAAACCATTAACCTCTGTAATTGAAGCCGTTCCAACTCGAACGCTGCCAGTTAGCACATTAGGCGCAGAAAAACTTTCATCCTCAAACATTGTGAGAATAGGGGCAGGGGGTGGATTAGGCGTATATACACCTGATAAAGTGTGAACTTGTGTTATTGCACTACCGGCAACTGTTGGATTGCCAGTTGTAACATCATTAACTGTTAAGTTTATAACACCATCATCACCCGTATCAGCTAAAGGGCCAGCGGCTAATGGTGCAAAACCTAACATCGGTTAGGAAGCCTTTTTATCTGCGTTTTTACTTGCTTCAATCGTTGCAATGAGAGCGCTGGTAAAATGATCTAAAGCCGCTGTTTCTCTGTCAAGTTCAAATCTGATTTTTGCAACTCTGTCTTGGCAACTTTTGCATTGAGCAACTAAGTATTTTTGCTTGTCGTCAAAATCATCAGCATTAAATTCTTCACCGTTGATGTTGACTATGTTATCTGTGTTTTCTGTCATTTTATAATCCTTGCTCTGGGTTTGTAGGCCAATCTTCAGGATTTAAATTGGGCCAATTACTATGCGCTGGTAAATCTCTTAAAGCTTGCCTGTAATCTTTTTGCGCCTGTGTAGGGGTTCTATCAGACAAAGCCCACACATCAGTTTGCTGTAATTTATCGTTTCTTATATTTCTATTTTCTTCTGCGGTTTCTTCATCTGTAGGTCTACCCCAAGGGTACTGTTCATCAGCCGCTAAAACTTTAGCAAAAACTGTTTCAGTTCCTTCTGCTTGATTTACTTCAACGTGATCGAAATCACCATCTTCTCTTTTCTTCAAATATGTATAACTACCCATCCATAGCTCCTAAATTAAAAACTTTTGCACTAAAATTACCTAAAGCACCTGTATCCAAATATATTCCAACTTTATCTACTGCATTCAAATTTTCATTTTGAAAAATACTCATGTCTGCAAAATTTGCGTTAATTATCCCACTTGTATTTTGAATAGAATAAGTGCAAGAGGCATAACAATAACCCTGAGCTTCGCTTGCATCGTCCCCATTACCATTTATAGCAATGTGCATCATAAAGTTATGACGCTCACCATTAAAACTTGATATGTTAGCAGCACCATGAGGGGTATCAATTCTATTAAAACCATGATTACTAGCCGAATAATTTCCACCGCCATGAGAGGTTGTATTGTCTAACGCAACATAAAAACCAGAAATCGTAGCTCCACTGGTGTCTTTAAATGTAGCCCGTAATGTAGTTGACGTTTCGCTAGTAGTATTAAACGAAGCAGTAACGACTATAAAACCATAAGTGCCATCTGTAGCACCAGAAGCATTGGAAAGATCCAAATTGACACTTGTTATATTACTTGTATTCGAATTTGTGCCAAAACTTTCTATTGCGTTTTCTTTAAAATTTAAAGACATAATTTAATTTCCAAAAAAATTATAACAACGTATTCTGTGTTCATTTATATTTCCAGAATCCATTAAAATTGTAGCTCGTGTAATCTCGCCAAGTACTTCTATTTTCCCCATGCCTTTACTTGATGAAGCCGCCTGATTACTAAGTGAGGCAGTATGGTTGATGCTTCTGTAATGAAACATACAATCCTTAAAAGGATGGGAATAAACCATATCTAAAGAAATCCAAATTTGAAAAGTTATGTAATCACCATTATTATCAACCTTATCGCCGTTTATCTCAAAGTAATTTGAATTTCCGCTATTTCGTGAAAAACCACTATCCCCTTTTGCCCATGTTCTGTAATGACACTGTTGACCTAACGTTCCAGTGCTAGTTTTAAGCTGAACCCTTAAATAAGATACCGCAGAGGGCATAACTAACCCTTCAACAAGTACCATTCCAGCTTGATTTGTGTCAGCAATAGGAAAAGTTACAGAGCTAGACGGTGTTTTGCTTTGAATAAAATGAAAAGGTTTTGATCCATTTTCTGTAAATTCATGGGTTCCGATTGCCACTAATTCCCCCCCCATCCCCAAGACTTTAATCTTGCCCCCATCACACTCCCACTACTAAAAATAAACTCAAATCGATCACTTGTAGAGGATGTTGTAATCTGCGATACATTCCAACAAGGTAAGGTGTGAAAGTAATTTGGGTATTCTGGACTTACCCAAGAATATACCATTGTGTTTACTATTGGTGCGACAGTGCTTTCATTATTAACAATCCAAATTATTACATTGCATCTTTCCCCAGAAACGGCTGTAGATGCCTGATTATTTCCAGTGTAAAACCGACTAAGATTAAAATAAACAGAATTTGTAGCATTCGTTACCGTACTGTTATACGGACAATGAACGTAACTTTTTGATGTCGCATATGCATTAGAAGCTGACCTTAACCTTGCCCGAAATGTGTTGTTGCTGGCTGTGGATGAAAGGGTTCCAGATATACAAACAAAATTACTATTTGCTTCAGAAGGGTTATTTATATTTATACTTACCGAAGAGTAAGTAGTCCCAAAAGTTGAATTGAAAGTATCTAGGGGCTTCATTCCATATGCGCCAAACGATCTTGACATTAATTATTCCTAATTAAAGTTTTTAATTCTTCAATTTGATTTTGCTGTTCTTTAACAGCATTAACTAACAAAGCTATGGTTGCGCTATAGTCTAGTGTCTTTTCACCTTCTTCACCGCTTACCGCTTCTGGCAAAACTTTCTCTACATCTTGCGCTATAAGCCCTGCTTTGCGAGAGCCATCCTCTTTCATCTCGTAAGTATAGCCAGTAAGCGTTTGCACCTTACTTAACGCATCATCAACAACTTCTAAGTTTTCTTTTTTAGCTAAGTCTGATGTGGCAGTGAATTGTGTTGCAGTTGCTGTGCCTGTTATTGTGCATCCAGGGCTAGTAGTTTGTATTCGAGTTGCACCGTTATATCTTAACTCTGTGTATCCATTGCGTTCTATATAAATCATCCATTCGTTGTCGGTATCGTTGTAAATACCACAATTAGAATCACCATTTGACATAAACACCCAATCATCACGAATTGCGTACCCTGCCCAAGTAACACCACGATCATCGTCTACCTTAACAGTTCCGTAGTTGCCTGTTGCTATATCAAGATAGGCTGCACCCGGCGCACCACCTCCTGCGTCTTCCCACCTACTATTACCTGCACCATCTGATGTTAAAACTTGTCCATCAGTACCTGTACCTGAACCTGCATAGATACCACCAGAAAGGTAGAGGTCTTTATAACGGATTGACGGTAAACCTATATCTACTGTACCGTCTGAAGCGGCTCCGCTGTTGTTTGTAGGTATATAATATCCTTCGCCAAGACGTATCCCTATGTGATTTGCAGCAGTACTGTGCAAAAGTAAATCGTTTGATCCTCCTACCCCAATACTACCTATAGTTGTGTTGTTATTGCGGAGCTCAAGAATGCTACCTTCTGAAGATGTACGATTAAAAAAACCCACAACTTGATTAGCCGCAGTGCCTTTTACTTGACCTGTTGAACTTAACTCAGCACCTTGATTAGATAACCCTGTTGAAGTCTTACCAACAAGAAAGTTAGAGTTGTTATCGAGTCGGGCGGCTTCAGTGCCATTAATGCTAAATTTCATAGAACCAGAGTTGCCTGTTGCATTAAATCCAGCAGATCCGCTATTTCCAGTTTGTCCTATCTCAATAGCATAATCACCAGCGCCAGTACCTCCAAATTTAACAGCATAGTCGTTATCGTTTTGTACGTGTAGTTTTCTATCAATACTTGAAGATAAACCAATCCCGACATTGCCACCAGCATTCAGAATAATGTCAAAGTTAGTATCAATCGTTACATCTGTATTAGCCGTAGCATTTGTTATTGTATCAACTGCCAAAGAGCCTGTGACTTGTGCGCCAAAAGATGTAGTTTGAATCTTGGTGCTACCATTAAAGAATAATTTAGCTGCGCCATCTTGCGCTGCCGTAATCATGTTTTCATTATTTGCAGCGTTATTAACTACAAAGTTAGTTGTTAAAACTCTGACAGCATCAGACGCTTTAATAAACAAATCACCAGTGCCGCTACCAGTAACATCATCAATATAACTATTAGACCCATCATGATAAATCTGAAGATCATTA